GTCCGTCTCCCGAAGGTACGACGTGGGGTGCGAAACGGTTTCTATGACCGGTCAAGGTCGGAAGCCCCTTTCGAGGGCTTCTCGAGTTCGTACTACGCTCCGTCGCCACATCGTTGGCGGACGACCAAATTCATAACAGGTTGGCCCCCTGTTGTGGGTTCGTTCGGTTAATAACCGAAACGAGAACGAACGTCCAAGTGAGACTTGGCGGCTCGTTCAACCCGAGCGGAGGCCCGTGAAACACGGAGCCTCTGCAGTATCTTCCTCATGGAAAGCCATGAGGGAGGTGCAAGTCTCAGGTGAGGTTTGACCTCGACTGAGACAGGCACGGCCTTCACAAGCTTCTTGTAAAGGTGGTAGTTTAACCGTGCCGGGACCGCACTTTTGACAGTGCGGACGGCCATCTCAGCGCTTTCGCTGATCATGGCCTGCCAAAAAGCCTCCAGCTTCTCGTTGCATGACGTGACGCTGAAGGTGAGACCGTCCTGCAGGGCAGCAAGACGGTCCGCGGCAATACGCTCCGGTGATCTCACCGGGTATGCCGATGTGAGCGGGATGCTGAGTTGCCTCAGCTCCGCCCCCGATACAGCTCCATCATGGATGGAGCTGTACAGCCAGCCGAGGTCAGGTGGAACCTGACTCGACGGCCTCTTAGGAAGCACCTCCAGCCCACCCAAGGAGAGGGGGAGGTGCACGCGCGGACGCCGGAGCTTCTCCGGCGCCCACGCACTTTGGATTGCAAGGAGAACCTTGTAACGCCAAGATCCAACGTTATCCCAAAGATAACGTCGGATGCGTATTTGGTGGGGAACCCCCTCCTCATACGTTCTTCGCTTACTCTTATCGAGAAGTGAACGTAAAGACAATGTCGGAACGTTCACAAGCGAAGATCCCCATCTGCAGAGGTAAAACCTCTCGCAGAAGGTGCCCCCAGTCTTTGATATAAAAGACTTGGAGGCGTTTAGTTCCATCCCCGTAAGACGGGGAAGGTTCTGAGTGTACTCCGAGATTTGATCTGGAGTCCACATGGCGATGCAGTCGTCACCCATAAGGTGACAGGTAGTCAAGGGAATCCTTGACGACCAGATGGCCCAGGCATGGACCAACGACAGCATTACCCACGAGCATGGGATCCCCATCAGGGTCCCGCGCACCATGGGACGGTTATCAACCGTACCACCGAAGACCACATCACGTGGAACGTGAAGTAGGTCGCAGAAAACTGCGAGCACGTTGTGGTCAAGTCGGTCGGTGGCCGACGAGAGGTCAGCTGAGTAAACGCTGGCCCCTTTGCTGACCCTCCTGAAAGGAAGGTCGGCGAGCTGGTCGTGCAATGCACGACGGCAGCAAGGCAGTTTGGCGAGGAGCCTGTACAAGGGCTTCCTGTACGCCTCGGACTTAAACGTCCGTACTGCATCAGAGCAGGAGACTATTCTAGTCTTCAGCCCATATTCTGGTAGGACCACCGAACGGGAGTCACCAGAATGCTCCATGGCAGATAAGATCTGCCCTTGGAGTCGGTTCCTCACCATGGACTGTCCATGGGATGAGGATGCACCTGTGCGAGCTTGGAGCTCGACAGATGCGCTCGTTCCCAGGAGATTAAGAATCTCCTGGGACCTACCACCCTCAGACCGCTTCAGTGAGAGAGAAGCGGAATGGGCGGTTGTACTGGCAATGTACTCCGGTTTTACCGGAGTGATACCAAAAGTCTTCATGAATTTCATGACAGACTCGATGGAAGGATTCGCTGACCACAGCGGATCCTCCGCGACGAGACTGTAGAACTGTTCTACAGCCTTGTCCTGCATGTGGCGAGGGGGCTTGGGAAGCCCCCTCGACACTCTCGAAAGCTGGTAAAGCCAGCGACGAGATGGGGAACGTGGCCGGTTGAAAGTCAACTGGCCAACGTGTTCCCAAGGAATCCTGCTATTTTCAATAGCAGCCTTCCTGCACGCGTGCGCTGCTGATTTCAGCAGGCATGCGCTGCGAGTGGGATGCCTTGCAACCCACAGGCCACGTCGGAGGAACCAGGTGAGAACCTGGGGGGACGCAAAGCGCCCGCCTCCTATAGAGTAATGGAGCGCTAAGAGCGCCTCCATTACACCAACGACCAACTTCCACTCCGGGTCATTTAACCCACAGGAAAGCTTGGTCAAGGAGAAGAAGTAAGACTTCAACTCCCAGTGGTGCCGCCTTCGCGGCAGGCGGAGAGGGTAATGGAGACCCTTCCGCCGTGCACCATCCAAAAGAGTCAGAACAGCAGTTCTGACTTCCAT